ATTAAAGGATTCTTCCAGGTTGGCCAGTGGTCATACAACCACATCTCATCATTGCTTGCCACGGCAGCTTGCGAATAAAACCAGTTACGGCCATTGGGTGTTGATATTAGCATTGCTTTACCATTGCGGTCTGATAAAGCTGGGCGCAAAGCACGGGTCCATATGTCTGGATCAATGAATGCAGCCTCGTCAATTACAAGATAAGTCAAGCCTCGTCCACGAAGTGATCGCTCATTGTCAGCACCCTTAAAGGAAATACTTGACCCATTCTTAAATTTAACTCTTAATAAAGTTTCATGAACAGATTCTATAGCTGGCTCTAGATCATCACGATATTCCTTAAATTCTTCCCATCCGATCTCACGAGCCATACTGATAGTGGGAGCAACCCACCAGGCGTTGGCTTTCGGTAATTCCAGGCAATGTTTTATAAGCTCCATCAGAGCCATCTTGGACTTACCTACTCGCCTACCTCCAACAATCAACTTATAACGATGATCATCAAAATGAACAGCGCGCTGGTAATCATAAGGGGAGTATTCCAGTTCAACTGTCTTCATTATCTCTTTCTAAAGTATCTTTATCTACGATATCATACTTCTCGTTACCACAGCGGTGCATAGTTGAGGAGACTAGTCTATCACAATGACAGCATCTAAAGGCGGGTAACGTGATGGAGACCAAAGTGAATTGGGCTACATTTGGATCATTCAGGGCTGGTATTTTCTTCATTACACACATGTCCTGTTGTTATATCTAATATAAATACTTCATTACAATCAAGACACTTAAACTCATCAGTATCTGCATTTAATGTTTCTAGGTTAGGCATTGTTATCCTCTTCTTGTACCGGAGCAGTCTCAATGACATACTTCCATTCCATGTATATCTTGTATAGGTCTAACATGAATCTCTTTGACATATCTTCATTCATTTTATTAGCCCAGGCAACTATCTCTTCCATTCCCTGAGTATATGTTTTGGGGAGCTCAAACATCTTTATCCTCTTTCCATCTGAACATTATATTATAGTCTTGTCCGCGTCCTTCAGCGATATCCTCTAAACGCTCTATTCTACCAAGTAATAGCTTTATATGCTGCCATGAGCCATCCTCTTGCGCTTTCTTTAAAGCAAGATTATAAAGCAGTGGTTCCATATCTTTTAGTAACTCTCTGCAACGTTTCCTTACCTCATCCTGAAAATTTTCATCACGTCTCCATTGCCTGAGTGTCTCTGCAGTTACATCACATTCTTTTGCTATATCTATGTATTGCATTCCGCCTTTAGCGAGTAATTCAATTGCTTTTAATTGTGATTCATTAAATATTGATTTCATGCGGCAACCTCTAGTTGTCTATAATGTCCTTTTACTCTAGTACCGTCTTCACGCGTATAAGAATCAACCCAAACTCTTATTTTGTTCTTTGCATACGGCTTGATACTGTTTTGGAATTTCTCTATGTTCTTTTTGCGTTCATCTTTATCAACAAAAACATAATTTGCGGCGAGAGGGACAGTTAACCTACCAGATATGTATCCAGCTATTTTAGAAGTTAATAGTGGATCTTGTGGACCATATAAATTGCGACCAGCTGCCTCTGCTTTTTTAATAGCTTTGGCTAACTGTGAGGCGCTTTTAACTTGACCTACTGTTCGTAAATATCTTACTTCTTCTTGCAATGTTCTTATAAATGCTCTTGCTCGGGGAGTTGCTAGTGCAGCTCGGGGGGTTCCTAATAATAATGAATTGAGTGCATTGGCTGTGCCTTCTCCAAGTACACCTCTAACATAGTATACACCAAAGGCTTGTGCTGGTCTAGTTGGAAATAGAGCAGCTTCTAGCGTATCGGAAGCAACGCCTCTAGCTTTTACGTATGTTTTTGATCTTATTTTAGGAACTAATCTTCTGCCGGAAGCGTCTACTCCACTTCTACCTAAAGCATCGACATATCTTTGATTCAATAATCTTAATGATTGATTCTCTAAGAATTTACGAGTTTGACCTTCTACATAATCAATTCCTTTATTACTTATCTCAGCTAATTTTCTAGCATTTGATTTGCTAAATAGTTTTTCATCTACTATTTGCGATGTTGTTTTTTGCGCGGAATTCTTTGCTAAATCAAGAAATTCTTGTTTTGATAATGTTGTTAATTGCTGCTGGGAAAGTTCACCAAAGAATTTTTTAGATGTTGATAATCCATACTTTGATAAGATTTCTTTAGCAGCAGATCTTAATTCTGCACGAAATGCTGCACTTCCTAAAACTCTTAGTAAATTAGCCCACATATATCATCCTAAAAAACTGTTGGACAAGGTGTATTTTCCTCTGTTTGCTCGGCATTGAGAATGTTATTTATAATATATTGTGTTTCGTTATTGTAGGGATTCTTCTCTGCCTTTGCTATAATAGTAATTTCATCTCCCAGTTTAGCATTGGATAGAAATTCACTTAATGCGGCGGGTCTGTTTTTTCTAAATAAAACTATTTGAATTGGATTGTTTACATTGTCTATTTTAATTGCTGAGAATATTACCTTGTCTCGGATTGCTGGCTCTTTGGCTATCTTTCCTGTTACTTCCATGGGGGACTCCTATCAATCTATCAATCTTATTATTATTTGATTGCTTGTTAGTTTGTTGATCAATCTTCAAGCAATCTCTATAGTATCATGTTTTTTGTTAGAGTGCAACTTTTGTGGTATACTATAGATGTAGAAAGTGAGGAAATTATGGCAAGAGGTAGAAAAGGTAATAAGTTAGAAAATATACTAGATACCACGGTTATCAATAATAGCACTGGCTGCTGGGAGTGGCAAGGGTGCAAAGATCGTGATGGCTATGGTACAATGGGTTATCAAAACCAAACACGTTTAGTGCATCGGTTAGCATACATGTTATTTTATAATACTTCCGAAGAAGATATTAAAGGTAAGGTAGTTATGCATAAGTGCGATAATCCAAGTTGTATTAATCCAGAACATATAAAATTAACGACACAAAGAGAGAATATTATTGACATGCATAAAAAAGGTAGAGCAGCCGATCAAACTGGTGAAAAAAATGGTAACGCCAAATTAACTGATTATCAAGTTAAAAAGATTAGAGAGATGTATCAGTTAGGTATTTCTCAAGAAGAACTATCTAAGATATTTAATGTATCTAGAAGAACTATCTATAATATTAGAAATGGTATTAGTTGGAGTCACGTTTCTTTTGAATAATGGGTTCAGCATTAATCCCTTGTTTCGCCGCGACACCGTTCCCAACGACATATCCCACAATCAACGTTATAATGGGCATGCCTTCGCCGGTGCCAATAGCGCCAATTCCCATAAGAACGCTTACTGCTATTAGTGCTGTTAATGCTATTATCGCTTTCCATGTATTTAAAGCCATTATGCCCATCCATTGAATGGATAACGGAACTTGGGTACACGTACGGCAAGATCGTAGCCAGTCAATCTAACGCTATTAGTATCTAAGCTAGCAAGAAGTAGTTCTCCTTGAGCAAAGTAACGAGAAGAAAGTGTTGCCAAGAAAAGTATGCTTTCATTTCTATCAGCAAGATCATCACCAGCTAAAGTTGTGTTACCTATAGATACACTGCCTACTTTAGAAGAAGCATTCTCGCGCATATTTTGTATAATTCTATCATCAGATAAATTCTGATATAGATTACCTAAAGCTATGTTTATTTCTGCTTCTTTTAATATTCTTAATGAAGCATTGTATTTGCGGCGAGCAGTGTCAGTATCAAATTCTTGGAAACGTTCAAAATCCATTTCAGATGTTCTGAAATCTATAACTGCACGAGCTCTTTTTAGAGCAGCAGATACTCTATATGATGGAATATCCTCTGGTGTTAAATTAGCAAATTCATATACGTCTTGAACAGTAGCATAGTTAGCACCAGATGTTGAACTAGTAACTGCTAAAAATGGTGCAGCAGAAGCATAAGTTCCACCAAATACTGGGTCCGAAAAAGCACTGTATGTATTTTCTATACTATTGTGAAATCTTATTTTATACCATTTAGAATCATCTAATTGAGTTGCATCAAATGCGGTGATGCCATACTCATAAGAAGTTGTTTCTAATAATGTATAATTACCACTTTGAGTAGAACTCTCATGTAATTCTAATACATCCGAGCCTATATCTTCCGGTAATGAAAATGTTATTGTTGAATTAAAAGTAGCCATTTATGTCTCCGATGGTAAAATAACTCTAGAGAATGGGTCCCTAGAAGGTCCTACTACATATGCATTAGCTGTATAATATGCAATTTGATTGTCAACAAACTTTGGAACAAGTTGAGTTACTTCATATTCATTACCAGCGAATTTTAATAACCAAACTGTTCTTTTAAGTTTATTTCCTAAGTTAATTATAAAATTTCTACCTATGTGTATATTAGGTGGAATATGTATTTGTCTAGTATCTCTTTCGATATACTCAACAAAGTTATCATTACCACTTGGTTGTGGTAGAGAATAATTTAAATCATCAAAAAATACTCTAGCAAAAATAGTTTCAAATTTAGAATAAGCTAATTTATTATCTAAATAAGATTGCCCTAACGGCTCATATCTAACTAATTCTATTGATGTTCCAAAACGTTCGAAGGCAGAAATGTATTTATTGGTTATATTTCCAATTAATCCTTGATTATAATAATCTATATTTTCTGAAGTACTACCAATTAAATTAAATGAACAAAGTAATTGATTTTGAAGTGGGGTATCTATTTCTCTTAATAAATACAAAGAATCAGTGTATGCTTCGTCACTTAATAATTTTTGACCAAAGTAAACAGGAATAGTATCAAGACCATTTGCATCATTTCCTTGACCTAATTGATAAGCAAATCTTACATTAGCAACATTATCCATATTTATTTTAGCATTGCTTGCAGGTTGAAAGAATCTAAT